CTTACACCAACACTATAAGAACCTTGCAAATTCTTGTATGACTCAGAAATACCATCAATAAAAATAATATTGCCAGGAAGAAAATTGTGTGGTGCTGAAGTTAAACCAACGAATTGACTAGAAACACTATTCGAATAAAATTCAACATCATTGATGACTGTCGTCGCAAGACTCACATTATTTACTTTTTTACCACCAACTTGAGAAACCTTGATATTTAGATTACTACCTTTGGTTCCAGTATTATTAAATATCACTCTATCATTGACTCGGTAATCAGTACCAGAATCAAAGATTGAAATGTCATCAACAGATCCTGCAGATGTTGCAGTAACATCAATAGTCTGCTTTCTTACTGTGTTGGAGTTAAAGATATAATCATATCCACTCTGTCCATCATTCGTATAGTAATACTTGGTATTTCTAAACCAACCCTTACCTTCAATATCATAATCAGTCTGGTTAGATCTTGCTAAGAAGTTAAACGCAATGGGTGTTGACTTATATGTGTCACCAATCGCATATGGAAATACTGGTCTTCTGTAATTAGTGAATGGACCATCAGTGTCAATTCCTTCAGAGATAGTACAGAAATATGCGTATACCCCATTTGGGTAATCGGGTGTTACACAGAATCTTCCATTATGAACATCTAAATCACCATCTCCAGTAAAGATATAGTCATTGGCAAAGAAACCATTTGGAAATGAATTATAAGAAGGTCTACCTTTTTGAACTCTAGCCAATTTATAACCAGATACCATTCGAGAAATGTCACCGGTACCATCAATATTTTTAAATCCATATGGACCATAAATCGGATTACCATCATAAGCCCATCCAACAATGGGTGAGTGGTAAATACTATTAATTTCTTCACCAGTCTGTTGATCAAAACTTAGGTCAAAAGTACCATACAGTTCATTATCCTTATCAAAACCATTAACTACATTCAAAGTCCTACGAAGAGGTCTGGGTAGATATGTTGCACAATACTCTAGTGATTTATTAGAAAGATTCTCTTCAATAACACCATCATCATCGAGTATATTATTGAAGTTTTTCTCAAACAAGTTTATATTCCAAGCCTGAATATTCGCATTTACTCTAGCACCACCGCCAGACGGTATTACATTAACACTAGTCTTTCCTGTAACATAACCAGCACCACCTTTCGATACTATTATATTTTTGATAGAACCATTTTCAATAATAGGAATCAGAACCGCATAGTTGCCAGTTTCACTTACAATCTGTAAATCTGGTGGAGAATTATAACCATTACCTGGGGTATTGATAACAACTTCTGCAATTTCACCATTATTGATGATAGGCGTCAATTTTGCATTAACACCAGCTTCAAATGTAACTTCTGGTTGTCTTACGAAATCGACAATATCTGAGGAACCATAACCAACACCAGTTGAAGTTAAATCAATAGTCTCAATAGAACCTCTAAAGATCGGTTGAAGTTTGGCATCATAAAGAAGAATGTTACCAATAAACGGATTATCACTAATCAACCAGTTAGTACCCTCATTTACTTCAACATAAAATTCTTCTGTTTGTGTCCCATTACGTGTAATTTCTGCTAGACCACCGTCAGGACCAGTCCATGCAAGAACAAACACGGGAGTTGTAATATTTTCTTCAATTGGTGATTCAATTATGAATAGTTCCTGGAAATTTTCAACAAATGTCTTATCATAAGATGCTGCAGCTCCTTCAACGGTTACAACAATCGGTGGATAATTGAAAGAACCCAAACCTTCATTGGAGAAATTAATAATAATACCATTATCATAATAATGATCTGTTGCAACTGAATCAATTCCAACATTTGTCAACGAGAATGCATTATCATTAACCTTGACAACATAATAATCAGTATTTTCAGATAGTCCCTGAATACTATCTCCAACATCTGGTTTCGTATATCTTACAATTTCTTTTGATTCATATCCATGATTTGCAATCTCTACCTGATCAGATACTGTGTTGACACCTATAGCAGGAATTGTTCTTCTCTTGTTCTCGTAGTTTTGTCCCGGATCAGTCACTACAACCGAAGATACAACCAGTTTTAGATCTGATGCAACAAAGTATTGTGTACCAGATCCATACTTTGTAATATTGACTGTATTAATACCAACAAAGGCATCACCTTTATTAGTATGAAGTTTCATACTTTTTTGACCAGTAACTCTAACATAGTATGAACCACCTGTTGTAAGACCAGAAACGACTTCTGTTCCTCTTGGTTCGTAAATTATCTCTTCACCATCCAAAAATTTATGATCACTTGGGAAGATAATTGTGTTATTGATTAGATCAACTTGACTCGGGAAATCTGCAAAGAATGAATTTTCATGTTTAATAGAAACCATTCTTGGTTCTGCCTTAGCCCCAGATCCATTACCACCACTAATAGAGATTGTGGGAGGTTCATAATAACCAAGACCAGAATCTGTAACATCGAGTCTTATGAGTGACCCCTTTACGTTACAGAATCCAGTAGCACCATAACCAACTTCATCCTTAATTGACAATACTGGAGGATTGATGATGTCATACCCACCACCACCAGTTGTCATGGACAAACTATTAAGTTTTCCATAATAAACACTACTTTGTGCTTTGTAGTTTAATAGTTCAACACCATTAACGAATATGCCAGTATAACCAGCTCTAGTGATATAAGACTTATTGTCATTAATTGGTTTTAGAATTTGTCTATACAAACCCTGAGGTTCTATCTCTTTATCGTAGAAATCAAGATATGCAAGAGATGCATTAACTACAGAACCATTAAATGTGATGTAAAGTTTTCTAGACAAGTCAGCCTTACTTCTAGAAAGTTTAATAGTCTCCTCATCAACTCTGAAAACAAAGTAAGACGCTGATGGCATACCCTCAAAACCATTTCCTGCAGAGGTAAAATATACTGCATCACCAGTATAAAAACCATGATCAGGTCTTGACGTGGGATTAACTGGTAGTGTGAGATTTTCTGTTGAAGTTAAATTTGCACTAAAAGTTATTTTTTTGTCGTATGGATCAGTTTCAATGTCATCATACTTTGCAATAGAGTTAGATGCAATAATTACATCGTCATTATACTTAGAATATGTGTTTTGAACGTTTGCAATATAATTATTCAGGTAAGGATATGCCTGAGATGCACCCTTCAACGTCTGATTTTCAATTACAAACTGACCTTTCAGGTTAATTTGTTGCGAAAAAGTCACTCTAATGGCCGTTGAAGAGAAAACTCTGGAAACTGTGCCAAAAATAGAGTAAGTTCCGTCTAAATTTTCATATCTTACGGTATAACCTTCTCTAAAAAAGTGCTCTTTTGCAAATTCAAACTGATAAACAAAGGCATCTGCGTCAATAACACTAGATTCTACGACATCCCAGTTAGTTTTTACGTTTAATACGTAATTATTTGCCTTTTTGGTGGGAGATTCGTAACCAAGAGACTTCAGTTCTATGGTATCATGTGGTTTATAGTAATAATTTAGTTCATTGGGGATAAAATCCTTCACTGTAGCAGTAAATCTGACTCTTATCTGCTGAGTAGTGTCAATACCGACGTATGCATACGAATATGTGTCTAAAGTTATATTAGTTTTCTTTACAATTTTGCCACTAACACCACTTGTATTGAAAAATTGGTTTAAAGTCTTACCATTATATGCGACAGATAACTCATTGTTGTCAATATCCAGTACACTAAGACTACCAGTCTCGGGAAATCCAATTGTAGAATCAACATCAATGATAGTTGAACCAATACTTACGTCATTTAGGACTTTTGTGAGTGGATTTGGTTTAAATTGTCCGTAGATAGAACCACTTACATCACTATCTCTCGCAAAACCAGAGTCAATACTGATTTGATAGTACTGAAAGTTCTCATAAGGTATCTGTTGAACGTTAGTAACAGACCCTCTTGCACTAGTTAAGTCTTGATATATCGTAAGATTCTTTAAATTTAACGGATCACCCTGAAGTTGTTCTACAACAAAGTCTTTAGTGACCTTGTAATCGGCGTTAGATGGTGTTAAAAGGAACTTTGATGGACGAATAAGTTCAACATCTTCCCCATACAGTGCTCGGAAGAGTATTTCGTAAGATTGTTCAGTACCTTTTGACTTATAAAAACTGTCAGAATTGATTATAAAGTTTCTTTTATCCAATCCTGTGTAAAAGTTCCTATCAGTAAACCCTGGTGTTACCTGTCTTTTAAGTTTAGTGAGGAATTGCTTAAGAAAAAGTATATTTAAATTCTTAACAGTCGCACCTGTAGTGTGAGAATCTGCGATTGTTGAAGAAAATGTTAGTTCATCTGGTGCACCAGAGGTAATATATGTTGTAACTCCACTAAAACCTCTAGAACAATCTACAAATGTAGTTGAAGTTTTGGTTCCATAGTATATAATTTCATTATCAATTTGAATAATACCATTGTTATCTGAAAATCCTTCAGTAGAATTTACAACAATAGTAGTATCAATAGTATCTAATGAATCAACAAGTGTAGTAGAGTCAACAATATCACATAATTGATCTACTTTTACGTACTGATCAATGTTATTAAGAATATCAATAGGACCACTTTCAATTTCCTGAGAGATATAATACTGTTTTATAAAATCGCTTAACAGAGGAAAGTCTTCCCTAACGTACCTAGGGAGTTGACTTTCAACGATTTCTTGAAATTTAACTCTATCTACTGTCATTTGTATTCTGACTTCTTATTAGTAAGATGATGAACTGGTTCTTCTACTTGTAGTAGATACACCTTCAACAGATGTGGTTGCATTTGTGGAAGAAGATGTTGTTGGTCCTGAGTTTGTTTCGACTTGGAATATGGGGTTACCCCTAACTAGAGTGTTAGATCCGTAACTAGAAGAAACAATATAGTTGGTTCCTGATACGTCATTTCCAGAAGAAATGTTGTCAGTAACAACATTAACTACTGTGTTATTTACATCCAATTGTAGATAGAGATCCTGGAGACCAATTACGTCATTTGAGTACGGAGTTGCAGAAACTTCGACCAAAGGAGTCCCTCTATTCACTAGTGTTGATATAATATTAATGGGATTAAGTTTAATCTCACCCTTAACATAATCAATTGTACCTACATTCTGTCTTACAATATATGGTTCTGATGAAGAATTTAGTTTGAATAGGAATACTGTACCCTTACTCAAATTACCAACCGAACTATCACCGAGGTATACAGTTCCACTAATACCACTGACAGTAAAACCGGATGATTTAATATTATACCCAACGAGATTTCCATTGAAGTTTGCACTATGTCCGTGGTTTTTTACATAGAACCGATTACCATAACACAATTCATACTCTACAAAAGTATTCAGTTGGGCATTAATATCTCTTCTGATATCAATGTTTGTGATGTTTGACATCACAGACTCATGACTTTGATCAATTACTTTTTGGAATTGTGAATATTTAAATCTTCCACCAAACTTATTGACATCAGATGATTCAGAATACTTGACGATATTGGTTGTAACTAGGTTTTGAACGAATGATGCCGTTGGTGCAAGGTTAGAATCGTAGTATACCTTACTGTTTGGTTCAATATACAAATACTTTAGATCGACAATCTCAGATAAAATACCAGCAACAGAGTATTTCCTGATCTGTTGTTGTAAGTTTTGTTTGATTGCACTCGATAAGAAGACACCGTTATATGGTTTGATACTTACAAATACCTTACCAAATGAAGGTGGAGTCAAATCCTCACCACCAAAGGCAGAAACTGATTCAGCTTCAGGGTAGATTTGTGGAATCAATGCTTCATAATCAGCAGCAGTTACTGCTCTATTCTGTGATGCATAGATTTGAGGAGCATACTTCTTAACAGAGTCAATAGATTCAATTGGTTTACCACCACCAGAAGATATCTCTGTGGTTACAATAGATACTCCAGAACTAATCGTATCTCCAGAACTAGACTTTAAGTTACCTATAAATGCAAATTTGTTAATATTGTTTGCTGATTCTCCATTAGTAATGATATAACTTGCTTCAACAAAATTATCATTATCTAACTTGACACCAAATATTCCATCACCAAACAATAGTTCGTATCTCTCCTGTCCAATCTCTTGAATAAAGTATGCTCTAGTCGATGCAGTAACATCAAACAAACTATTGAATAGTTCGAACTTTCTAGTTACAGTTGATTCTTGAGTATCTCTTACGACAACAGACAATAGATCAGTGTCAATACCAGAGTTAGGTAGTACAAATTTCTGATTAACGTTACTACTATTAACAGTAAATGTTTGTGTAATATATGTTCCTTCGTATACATCGATATTATAGAAGTCTGCAAACCCAGAAGAGTTAACTGGAACTGTAATATCGTTTGGAATTGAGAATATAAAGTTCTTAGTACTATTCACACCAACTGATCTAGATGCCATTACAGCACCAGCCTTAAGTGTCACTGCTACAGCTGTGGTGTTTGAAACGTTTACTGTAAAAGAAACTTTGGCAACAGAAGCTTTCTTTGAACGAGGAACATACCCTATGTTACGTGCGAGAGACACCACATTCTCTCTTAATGTGGCACTATCAATGAATACCTCATTAGATACCATATTGGCATTATATGAGGTTATATACGTATTGTAAGCTAACGTATCTAGAATAGTTGATAGATTAGAACCCTCAAAGTCATAGTCCGTGAAGTTTGAATTCGCACGGAGATAATCCTTAATGGATGTCTTTATCTGATCAAAATCTAAGTTGCTAAAATTGACTAAGGGCATTTACCTAGTGGGCTGTAATGCAAATAATAATTGTTGTCTAGGAAGATCTATACCTACAATGTCATACTTAAGAGTTACCTCAAAGATATTATCATCAAAATTTGGATTGACGATAACAGTTGTCAAACGGACTCTCGGTTCAAAGTTATTAACTGTGTTCCTAATTTCCGATTCAATTGAACTAGCCGTAAGTCTATCTAAATTCTCAAATAATAGTTTAGTAACATTACAACCAACATTAGGTTGAAATGGTTTCTCACCAGGTATGGTAAAAATTAAGTTACGAATGGATCGTGCAATAGCATTCTCATTCCTCAACACAATTAAATCAAGATTTAACGGGTTGACTTTGAATGATGCACTCACATCTTTAAAACCTTGACTGACTCTTTGGACAGGCACGTAATCTTTCTACAACAATTATGAGTTATTTATTACACTAAACCCAATGTTTTAATCAATCAGTGTTTGCTTATTATCTGTAGTTTCATTCTCCCAAAAGTCTTTCCAATCAACTTCAGATGCTTCATAGAATCCATCCTCACGTACCTTCTTGGTATTCTTTGGTGTCTTCTGATCGTTATTAATCTCTCTTAGAAAATTCTTATCCATCTATAATAAACCCCAGTCTACGATAGTCATTGTCTTCTATGTATGTGTTTACACTATCTCCTTCCCATACCGGAACGACTGAATCATTATTATATCTAAAGTCTGGATTACCTCGAAGATGTATCTCAATTAACTTACCATCTATAAACTCACAATTAATCCAATCATAATTTAAGTTCTGTAAGAGTTTAGGTAATGGTATTACTCTATCTACCTTATACCACTTCTTCCACTTGTACAGAGGGTCCTGGGGGTCTCTCACACCCTTTACAGTTAGTTCCTGTTGTCCTTTGTAATAATCAATTGATATATGTTCTCCTTCAAATACTTCACACCAAAACTCACCTGGATGTAGATGTTCAGTATCATAGTCTAAGTGTTCAATACGAGCATGACGACCCATACCCATGAAATTAATACATGGTCGAACAATATAAAAGTCGGGTTTAGGTACGACGAGACCAGCTGGTCCACACTCATATCCTAATACCCGACTCACTTGTAACTTATTATATACCCATAAATCTTGAGGATGAATAGATGACCACTCATCCTCAACAGTCATTTTATATCTATCCTCGTCCTTGACCACGATAACGTTTCCTTTTGTTATTACGACTACTTGCAGCGTACTTGGTATGTGCACCACAACCTTGTCGTGTCTTCTTTGGTTGAGATTCAATCATTGTTTGTCCCAATAGGGACTTTCTAAGTTTTGCCATAATTTAATTACTCTCTTGATTGTACAGTGATTCTAATTGTTCTCGGTTCTTTAAACTCTGTCGATATTGCTCCAAATACTTATCACTATTGGTTTCAGTGATAAGTGTCATCTTTGAAGCAAATTCTACAGATCTATCAACGTTAAATTGATTTGCCATTAGTGTTTAGATAACTCGGGTTTTCTCATGACCAACACGAATACGTGGATCACACCAAATCTCATATCCTGATTCAATTGCATCAAGACAGAACGAAACATCCTCTCCACACATATCTTGAACAGCACCACTTTCAAAGACTTGCATCTTTGGAGCAAACCATGGATACTTCATACCTTCATTCTCAAAGACACCCTTCTGAATCATGACCCATCCAAAACCAGTATAGTCAACAGTAAAAGGCTTCTTACGCTTACTAATACCATCTACCATCTCATGATTCATTACTCCACCATTATTACGGAAATCATCTTCCTCAAGCCAGTGTGCAACAGAGGTAGTCCGTCCATCTTCAGTTGAATACCACCCCGCACTAATAGGCCTCTCCGTCCCATCAGCATCTAATGCCACATCACATAATTGCCAGAACTTCTCAGTATTGAAAATAATATCAGAGTCAATCCATAACTGATAATCATACTGTAACTTACCATCCCATGGAATTTGGTCAGGCCCTCTCAATACATTGGCGCCGAGACACTTACATCGTGCGAAATTCACCATAGACGAGTAATCCTGACTAATCTGAATACTCATCTGGTTTTGTACAAGATCAAAACATAACTGTACAAAGTTCTTCATGAATGCATAACTACATCCCCTTCCAGGTAGACAAAATACAATTGCCTTTCCTCTCATTCTTTCTTTGATTGCATCATAGTCCCACGGTGCAGGCCCTTCTTCTTTCTTCTTTGGTGTTGATGCCTTGACTGTAAATCCTTTAGCCATGAGTTAGAAATCACTCCATTTCAACTTTCATTATACTTCGATATTTAGAACTTGTCAATAGGATTGTTCCTCATTTGATTGTAGTGGTCTTACTACTTCATACGACAGGTCTTCCACCACGTAATCTGTCTTCATCAACCCTACCATCAAATTGAGACACTCCCAACTAGTTGTAAATTTCTCCTTCGTTAAACACGGAAGTATACAACTATCCTTTAGATAAATGTGATAAACTTCTGAACTACTCATACCTTACAATACCTCCCGTTAATGTCTCTAGGTTTATCTCTGAGATTGGTATTCCTATCACACCACCTCAGATTGTCTACACAATTATTGAGCTTGTCTCTATCTATGTGGTCTACCTCTGTATACCTGTGAGGGTTATCTACCAGGGCCTCAGCGACCATCCTATGCACATACTCCTTCCTCTGATATAATGTCTTACCCTCGGAGTTCTTTATCGAGATATTTACAGAGGGATATTGCTTATTAGATACTCCGACACCACCTCGGAGAAATGGTTTTATCTCCATAAATTTTTCCTCGGATTTTTTTACACCATCTCGAAATACACGGCCGGTTTTAGTGACATAATAACCAAGAAACTCTGTGGGATATAATTTTTCTACTAGCATTTTTTTATTCGCAAAATATAACAAGGCCGATCGAGTGTCGTTGTAGCCTATCGAGCACGCATTTTCTTTAAGGGCAACCGCTACGCCGCATCGGCGATAACATCGAAAACCCCAATATACTGTCGTTTCGTAACATTAACTGTTCCTCACTAATTATAACATAAGGACTGTAATATGTCAACCCCTCGATATAAAAAAAGAGGGACAATGTGTCCCCCTATCGTTACACTCTGTCTACGACTATGTGTTACTTACCAACCATAAATCTCTTTGATTTCTTCATCACTATGGTCTCCATAATAACCCCGACAAAATGTCATAATATCATCGAAAGATTGAAAGGTTATCTTATATCCTGGGAAGTTATTTCCTTCCTCTTCAGTGATACTTAGTGGAGTGATGTTGATATCATTTAGGTAGTCAAATACTGTGACATTACCCTCATTCAACCAATCGAATGTATCAGTGAAAGTGTTGTTCATAAGAGTTGATTGTGTGGTTACACTATAGTGGTCATTTGGAGGTGAGTAATTATAAGGGGGTTGACATTAGGGCCCAGTTGATGATGGCCCTCTAGAGAACTTCTTTAGTTAGTAATCAGAACTCCAATTCCATAAGTGTTGGCTCATTAGCGACTTGTGCTACTTGTTGTTCATTAGCGCCTTCGGAGATACTCTCAAGAATTTCAAGAATCTGTGAACCAGTGTTACCCTTACGGAGCAGTGAGATCATTACAGATTTGGTCATAATAAAAGTGTTACTTAGTGGTGTGTGAGTTAGTGATAGTTTAGAGTCATTACGGACTGTTACTTAAGCGAAGATGTAACCTGATTCAAACTCCTCGTTCTTAAATACTTTTTCAGTCCCCATTTGTCCAACGAACTTTCTTACAAACCACTTATAATTCTTCTGGAATACACCCTCACCAGTCACACAGAACTCATTACATAAGGCGTTCAATCGTGACTTAGTTGTATTAGACTGCCAACCGCCATCATAGATTGTCATGCTATCTTCGAATATAGTTGCAATTTGATTACCGTGGAGATATACCTTTGAAATGTTATCTTCAGTGATCACTTGAGTGTTACCTGAGCTCCAAGACTTGTTCTGTTGAATGGCTTGAATCATCTGGGTTTCGATCTTTCTCATGATGTTGATTGTGCGGTTACACTATAGGAGTCATTTGGAGGTGAGTAACTTTAATAGGTTGTACTATGTGTTAATTAGTGTTGATACTAAATAATACTGTTATGTGTTCCACGAGTTCACTTATTGGCGCTTTAGTTATTACAACTGAACTCTCCTACGGGGTCAAGAGTCAGTATCAACTAAGCACAACCAGTAAGTAACACATAGGAGAGACACATCAGCAGACAATAGTATACAAAAGGTTTTTAGAGAGATAGGCCTTTACTCTATTTTTTAGTGCGTATATGTAACACATAAAAATAGAGTGAGCATGTGAATCAAAGCGCTGATTTGTGTTTGCGCTTAATCTGTGAGGGCAGCACAGTCACTGTTACTTTGTAGTGACCATGAGCCTTAAGAGTGTCAATGGTCTGTAGCAGTTGTTGTGTAGAGCTCATAGCTGGAGTAGGTGTTACTTAGTGAGTGTGTGAGTAGTGTTTACTTAACCGTGGAATCCTAACTCCTCCCAATCCCATTGAACTCCTTCTGGCGAACACTCAGGAAGGTTCATAGATTTACAATAATTAACTGCTGCTTCTTGGGTTGAGAAGATTTTAGCAGCG